GAAGTAGTTGGAGCAATCATTGATCAGTTACACAAATTACAACCAAACCAGCTTCATAACGAGCCGTTCATGTCTACGGGCAACGCATTCTTGGCTAAGTTTTTACTTCCATTCATGGCTGCTGATAAGGTAACTGTATGGCCTTCGTATACGTTAATACCACAATGGTATGGATCTATTAAAAGATATGACGGACCTGGGAAAGTGTACGCCGAACAATATTTTGGTTCTACTGGTGCGAGATTGCAACTTAAAGGATATGATGAAGGGAGATAATTATGTGGGCAACTAAAGCTTATATATTAAAAATTGATTCAGACATTTCAAACGAGTACGCTAAAATATGTGCAGACTCATGCGATGATGTAGGGTTGCGTTGGGAATATTTTAACGGTTATCAGAATCAATCAGGCAAATCTGTTTTTGCGTCGCTTGGTATTCATTGTGTACACCCAGAACCATACGCGTTTATTGCTAATCCAACACCTGCTCAAAAGGCCGCATGCACTACAGCGGGGCACTTTGCCATCTGGAAAGCTATCTCAGAGGGGCCAGATGAGGCCGTAGTGATACTTGAGCACGATGCTATAATGTTACACCCAGTTACAGTAGATGTACCAGATGATCGTATAGTGGTTCTCGGATATAAAGTATTAGATCCAACAGGTTACGATCACAAGACCGCTGGAATGCCTAAAGAATTAATTGAAATACAAGGGCATGAAGGCGCTCACGCATATGCTATTACGCGTGTAATGGCCAAGAAACTTCTAAAAGAATTGCAAGAACAAGGTATTAGAAGCGCGATTGATAACGATTATTTTATTGTAAACCAAAGAAGAACTAAGTATCAATTGTGTATAGCATCACCAACTCCTGCACTAGGATGGTTAAGAGAATCTACTATTTGGGGCAAATCTGCTGCTAGAAACTATAAGTTCATACCTTCTTTTCAAGAAAATTATAAATAAAGCAATCAGCACATATATTAATAGATCTAGGAATAAAACATGGCTAAGCCAGATATTAAAAAGAAAAGAAAAAGCTTTAAAGAGTTTGATGGTTCTAAATACATCGAGCTTGAACCAACGCTAGAAGAAGCTGTTAAGTCTAGCACGGTAGTCATGACTTTTGGAAGAATGAATCCTATGACAATAGGCCATGAAAAGCTCGTAGAGAAATTGCTTAAAGAAGCTGCAAAGCGTAAAGCAGAACCGATGGTTTTTCTTTCTCATTCCTCTGGTGCTAAAACAAAATCTGGCAAAGGTGCTGTTAATAAAGATCCTCTTGCGTATGACGATAAGATTAAATATGCTATTAAAGCGTTTGGTCCTGTAGTTAAAAAATCCCCTCTTAAAATCTTAATGTTGATTGCAAAATCTTTACAAGGTAAATATAAGAACTTAGTGATGATTGCTGGTTCAGATCGGGTTGACCAATACAACGAATTGCTAAACAAATATAACGGCAAAGATTATACCTTTGATTCTATCGAGGTTGTTTCTGCCGGTCAAAGAGATCCAGATGGCGAAGGTGCTGCTGGTATGTCTGGAACTAAAATGCGCGAATTTGCAGTTGCTGGCGATCTTAATAAATTTGCAAGTAATCTACCAAAAGCTCTTAAATCGAGTGCACAGGAAATTATGGATAAAGTAGCTAAAGCGGTTAATCCGTTATCTGAAGAAGTTGAAGAGTTAGACGAAGTGTTGAGTCGGATGCAACGACGCAAGCGCGGAATTTCTATGAGAAAAGCACGATTCAAAATTAAACGCGGCAAAGAGAAAGCTGCTAAAAGAACTGCTTCACAAGATGTATTAAAGAAGCGTGCTCGCAAAGCTGCTCTTAATATCTTTAAAAAGAAGTTTTCTAAAAATAAACGATATGCTGATTTATCACCAGGTGAAAAAGAAGTAATCGAGAAGCGTATTGCAAAGATTAATAAGAGTCGTATCGAACAGATCGCTCGTAAGCTTTTACCAAAAGTTAAACAAAAAGAAAGAGAACGTCGTAAATCTATGATGTCTGGCGGATCTTCTAAGAATGAAAGCATTAACGAAGCATCTACCAAGGATCAAAGAGTTATGGTTAGACCTCATATGTTAATGGATAAGAACAATAAGCCAAAGACTGATGGCCGGTTCCGTATGTTCAAGAAAAAGGGTGTTAACGAAGATACCATGGAAGAGCATTATGAATTGTTTGAATTAATGGAAGCTACTGAAAAGTTTAGTGCAGAAATAAAGACAGAAGAAGGTGGTGCTGGAGATGAAGGTACACCTCGTCTATTAGCTAGATTGAAAAAGGATACTCCTTTGTCAGAAGCAAATAGCATTAAAGCTGGTGATGAAGTTCGTCTTAAAGCAAAATATGCTGAATCCAAAAATGAAGCTAAGCTAGTATACGTAGTTAAAGAATTAAGAGGACCGCGTGTTCTTATTGCGCCAAAAGTTTGGAAAAGCGGTATAGTCCCAACTGAAAGTGTTCAAATGTATATGATCCAGAAAGTTTAACTAATATAATGATAACATATAATCAATACCATCCTGACTGCAAAAAAGCGTTAGCAACAATAGAGAAGTTAATGAAATGAAAAGCTTTAAAGAATTAAGAGAATCATTATTAGAAGAGAAAGATTCTGCAGAATATAACGACGAAGGCGGCATGTCAAAAGGCCAACTTCAAACTGCTATGGATGCATCAAAAGAAATGATGTCTATGATTGATGATGATGATAACCTACCTGAGTGGGTCCAATCAAAAATTACTAAGGCTTCTGATTACTTAGATACTGCAAGAGACTATTTAAAGTCCCAAGGCGATGTAAAAGAAGAAAAAGATTCTCGTTTAGATAAAGCTGGCGTTAAAGGTTTTAATAAAGCTAAACGCACTCCTTCTCACGCTACTAAGTCACACGTGGTTGTCGCTAAAGATGGTGACAAGATTAAGACTATTCGTTTTGGTGAGCAAGGTGCTTCTACCGCAGGCGATCCTAAAGAAGGCGAGTCTGATAAAATGAAAGCTAAGCGTAAATCATTTAAAGCACGCCACGGTAAAAATATTGCTAAAGGCAAGATGAGTGCTGCATATTGGGCAAATAAGGAAAAGTGGTAAAGACTTTTTATAAATAACACTAAATATAAGATAAAGGTTATAACACATGATACGGTTTACAGATTATAGAAACAAGAACAAAAAGCATATGCATGAGTCGCAAGATCTTACTGAAGGTAAGATGAAAGACTTCCATGATATGGTAAATAAAGGTATGTCTGCTGCCGAGATTGCTAAAAAAATTAAAATGCCAGTTAAAGATGTTGCTGATTTTATGAAAGGCATGAAGAAAGAAGATCTTGATGAAGGTGGTCTCTGGGCTAACATTCATGCTAAGCGCAAGCGCATTAAAAATGGTTCTAAAGAAAAGATGAAGAAGCCAGGATCTGAAGGTGCTCCTACTGATCAAGACTTTAAAGACGCTTCTGAATCAGTTGAAGAAGGTCTTGAGCAAGACGGGCCAAAGACAAAACTTAGCAAGTCGTTTGGTTTCGGCACTGGTAAAAAAGTTAGTGATTACAGAGCTAAAAAAGCCAAACAGCGCAGTGATATGAATAAGAAGAATGATCCAGGTGCTGCTAAAAAGCATTTAGCTCTTAGTGTTATTGATAAAGAAAAAGCTGACAAGAAAGCTAAACCTAAAGGTACGTCTATTAATAAGCAATGGCGCAAGAAGATGGGTTACGAAAGTGTAGACATTGAAGAAGCTAAGAAAGTTTCAGACATGACTCCAGCAGAAAAAGCAGCTAACGACAAGAAGCGTAAAGAGTACAATGCGTACCAAAAGTCTAAGCGCAACGAATCTTTAGATGAAGCTAGATCAAGTGCATCAGACCAAGCTGCTAAAGCTGGAGCTTATAACGGTGGTAAGAGTAGCAGCAACACCGACAATAAAGCACACTTATCTGGCAAGCTATCAGGTGATGCTCTTACTAAACATAGAGCAAAACGTTCTGCTGAATATGAAGCAGATCTTGTGAAAAAACGAGCTGCAAACGCTGCTAAGTTAAATGCAGGATACAATGAATCTGAAACTAATGATTTAACAGCGCAGTATATTAATGAAAACAATATTACTGTAGACCAACTTGAAAATATGACAGAAGAAGAGCTTAACGAGTTGATCGGTAAAGCAATCGGTGGCGCATTTAAGCTTGGTGCAAAAGCTGTTGTAGGTACTGCTCGTCTTGCTAAAAAGGCTGCTAACCGAGCTTCTGTTTCTGGTAGAGCAGATGCTGCTGACGCGAAAGCGGACAAGTTTGATAATAAGATTAAAGCTAAGAAAGCTGCAACTGACAAGAAAGCTGCGGACCGTGATAGAATTACCGCGGCCGCTAAAAGGCTTAAAGCTGCTAAAGAAGCTGCTAGAAGTAAACCAGAAAAAACTAATAAATAACAATAAGAAAAACCTTAAGGAGAATTACAATGGCACTATGGGGAAAGACCGACGCATTAGCTTCCGTACCAACATGGTTAGAAGATGCTGCAGCTAACACAAACAAATCAAACGATCGCGATAACGCAATCTTTGTTGACCTTACCGAAGCAGCTATTCCAGCTAACCGCGCAAAAGGTATTACTGGTCCAGGTTGGTGGTTGTACACTACAGATGGTACACGTCACCACGCTGAATGCCTAGTACCAATGAAAGTATCTGCTGTAGATGCAGGCGACTTAGGTGTTACTGGCAATACTGCGTTTGAAGACACAATCGTCGCAGACGCATAAGAGATATAGTATAATATGATATTAACAGAATCAACCTTTCTGTTGTTTGCATCGAAACATTATGACAATCCTCAATGCGCTGATATTTCAGAGTTTGAGGAAGATTTAAAGCGATTCCAATATTTACGAAAACTTTTTGGTAGATATAGGCAAGATGCAGACCTCAAGGAAAGGTTGATTCTGAATCACTTGATTATTATCTATAACGTTTTTGGTCCAGAAGCAACAAATATGCTTTTCATGAAGCTCCACGAATTTCATGATTGTTTAAAGCCGTTCGTAGAATACTTAAATTACATGCCACTGGTTATTCAGTATGACGATGTAGTTTTAGCTAAACAAAATATAGATTCTGATGATTCTATATCAATATTACTCAAAGGAATTTGACGCATGTTCGTCGATCTATTTTTAGTATATCAATTCGTCCGTAGATTAGCTACACCATTTGAAAAGTGGGATGCTTTTAAAGAAGGCGTGATTGATAAAAGTGGTACTGTTCTAATAAAGAAAAAAGAACGTACATCAAAGCAGAAAAAGGCTTTTGGCCTTTTTGATGTTATGGTTATGAATCTTAAGAAATTGTTAGCAAAGGCACCTGGTGGTAGTTCTAAGATAGCATCATATGCTGCAGCACTATTCCTAATCAAAGAATATAAAGTGTTTACTGATGAATCAATGCTTACTGAAGATTTAACTGAAGAACAATTAGAAGAGTCTCTATCTATATTTAATGACCGATATGTCAATTATACCATGCTTGCAGAGAATGTCAACCTTTTTATTGAGTTAAACGAAAAAGAATCAGTTATTAACACTAAGCCAGAATTAGAAGAAGAACCAACAAATAACGTTAGTGACGGCAATGTTGCTGGCGTGGACGCAGGACATATGTCTAAAGCAGGTCAAAAGAAATGGACCAGCAAAAACAAATCAACAAACAAGAAAAGACTTAGAGATATTATGGGAGTACCAAAATGATTACGCTAGAACAATTCAGTGCAATGATTCCAAAGAACAAGGATGCCAAATCATGGTATGAATCCGCTGTTCCTATGTTTGAAAAATACGAGATCAATACAGCTAATCGTATTGCTGGTATGATGGCACAATGCGCGCACGAATCATTAGACTTTACTAAATTGGAAGAGAATATTAATTACAGCGAAAAAGCGCTTAATTCTGTATTCGGTCGCTACTTCGGAAAAGGAAAAAGAAATGCTAAAGAATATGCGCGCAAGCCTGAAAAGATTGCTAACTATGTCTACCAAGATGAATTCAGATCTAAACGTGGCGCTCTTGGCAACACCGACGCTGGGGATGGGTGGAGATTTAGGGGCCGCGGTATTAAGCAACTTACAGGCCGGAATAATTATGCAGCATTTGCAAAGTCAATCGGAATTGGAACAGAAGAAGCAGCAGAATACGTAGCAACTCCTAAGGGTGCTATGGAATCAGCATGCTGGTTTTGGAAAACAAACAGACTAGAACGTTTTGCTGATAAAGATGATAATCTAGGGTTGACAAAAGCTATTAATGGTGGTACAATTGGTTTAGAAGACCGTAACCGTCGTTATGAAGCTGCTAAAGCTATCTTAGGCGGAGCAAGTGTTCCTAAAACAACAACTAAGGCTTCAACTGCATTACGTACCCTCCGCAAAGGAGATAAGGGTGATGATGTTGCAGCAATGCAAAAAGCGCTTGGTATTACAGCTGATGGAGACTTTGGCTTTGGTACACAAACAAGTGTTAAAAAATGGCAGAAGCTTAATGGTTTGGTTGCTGACGGCATTGTCGGACCAGCTACACAATCAAAGTTACTCGGTTAATAAATAGATCCACCAGAATTAAACTAATCACAAAGGAGAATTAATATGTCTTTAGAGAAAATTGTTGCGGAAGCAATGGCAGGACGTCCATTAGAAATGAAGGACGCATTTGCAGAAGAAATCGAATTACGTATCCAGAACCGTCTTGAAGAAAAGTACGTTGAAATCATGGAAGCTAAGAAAGCTGACGAAGATGAAGACGACGAAGATGAAGACGAAGATGATGTGGAAGGCGAAGACGACGAAGACGACGAAGAAGATGAAGATGATGATAAGCCTGCTTTTATGAAGAAAGGTAAATAAGACGACCTAGGTCGTTTTAATATTATTATGCCCTCATTTTTATATGTCGGAATGATTCTCATGGTAGTAGCTGGTGGTGGTGCTTTGTATTATAAGTCCACTCAGGCTACTATCATGGAATTAACTGCGTACAACGCACAGCTCACGGCAAACGTTGAGCAAATAGAGCAAGCGAATCAAAAGAACATTGATACTATCGCTAGTATGGAAGCTAACTTCGAAACACAACGTGAAAATTTTGAAGAATTGCAAAGCAGCTTTAACACAATACGTGAACAAAAAAACCAACTCCAAAATCGTTTAGGTCGGCATGACATTGGCGCACTCGCTGCTGCTAAACCTGCACTGGTTGAAAGAGTTATTAATACAGCATCAGTAAAAGCATTCAGGTGTTTTGAACTAGAGTCTGGTGCACCTTTGACAGAAAATGAAAGGAGCGCTACGAATGGCAAAGCATTTAACAGTGAATGTCCTTGGATTTATGATGATCTTATCGCTAGCGGCGTGCTCGTCGAATCCAGTACAGCCACCAGCCAAGATAATAACTGAAACTGAATACGTTACCCCTCCACGCCCTATAGTAACACAACCAGACCAACTTGCTTTAAGAGATGTAGATTTCATTATTGTTACTGCAGATAACTTTGAAGAAGTAATGGCAGATTTAAGAGACGACAAAGTGTTGTTTGCTCTGACCGCAAAAGGATATGAAGATATAGCACTAAACCTTGCAGACATAAGAGCATATATTCAGCAGCAAAAACGTGTAATTATATTATACGAGAAGGTATGGGAAGAATAAATAGAATAAATAGAACAAGATACTAAAGTATATAGATGAACTCCGAGATTAATTTCCGGAGTTTTTCCAATTATAAGGAACTAAAACGTGGCAAATCAAGATATCAGTCTAACAACAGATGTGGCTTTGATAAAGAAAGATCTAAAACAAATTGAAAGATTTTTCGGCAGATTCGATTCTGCACTTGATACTATGAATGCAATTTCAAAGGCCGTTGCTGTGCAAGATGAAGCTGCAAAGTCTATTTCGTCTAAAATAGATTACATGGAAAAGCGTATGGCAGAGCACAAAGAAGAAGATGTGCTTCGCTTCAAAACACTCGATAATCGTTTAGAAGAAATGCGAGAGACTGCTTACAACGATCATGCGCAACTCGCAAAAGAAACTAACCAAACTCGCAAAGAACGAAATGAAGAAATAATGCTACAGCTTGGAAAGATGAATGGCTCGTTAGACGCTCGCCTATCTAAGATAGATGACCGCATTAAGCTCTTAGAGCAGTGGAAATGGTACATTGCTGGCATTGGTGCTGTAGTTATCCTTGTTGCCGCAAATATTAAATGGACAGGCCTCTTTTAAGTTGACACCCACACTAGATTAGTATATAATAGATCTAATATCCTTTGTAATGTAACGCAAAATATATGTTGACATTGTAGACTTTATGGTTTATAATAGATCTTATATAATGATCTAGTGGAAAACTTTATAATATGGCAGAATTTATTGATATACAATACGCACAGATGCTTTCTGGTCGTCTTGATCACTTCAAAATACGACATACCGCTCCATACAAAATTAACTTTCGATGTCCATTGTGCGGTGACTCTCAAAAGTCTCGTTCAAAGGCTCGTGGATGGTTACTAGAACGTGATAACAAGTTTTCTTATTATTGTCACAATTGCGGTGCATCTCATAGCTTCAATAACTTTCTAAAAACAGTCGATCCTTTATTGTATAACGACTATATTGCTGAGAAGTTTATATCTGTAGCAAATACGTCTACTAAAGATACTAAGAAAGAAGCTCCAGACGAAGCGTTTAAAACAAAAGCTCCAGTGTTTACTAAATCAAATGATCCGCTCAAGAAGCTTAAAAAAATTAGCCAGCTTTCGCACGAGCATCCTATAAAGAAATATATCACTAAGCGCCAAATTCCACCAGCACATCACTATCGTCTATTTTATGCACGTCACTTTATGACATGGATTAACGAAATCATTCCAAACAAATTTGATCCAGCAAAAATTGGTAAAGACGAACCAAGACTAGTAATACCTTTCTTAGATGAAAACGGCAAGATCTTTGGTGTATCAGCTCGTGGGTTTAATCCTAAGGGAATCAGATATATAACTATAATGTTTGATGAACGTCCAAAGATATTTGGCTTAGACAAAGTTAATCTCGATCATCCATATTATATTGTCGAAGGTGCTCTCGATAGTATGTTCCTTGAAAATTCTATTTCTATGAATGGCGCAGAGGGCAATGGTAACTCAGCAAATGAAAACGCGATATATGTTTTTGATTCAGAGCCACGTAATAAAGAAATCCATAAGCGTATGGAAAAAGTAATTAAAAATGGCTATAGCATTTGTATATGGCCAGAAAATCTTCCAGGTAAAGATATTAATGATTTGCACCTCGCTGGATTAAACGTAGAAAAACTTATTGAAGATCATACTTATAAAGGCCTACAAGCCGAGTTAAAATTTCAGTCATGGAGAAGAACTTGATTAGAGGCATATTAGCGCACGATGATGCGTGGGGAATTGGCAAAGACGGTGATTTACCGTGGGCCAAGAACAGTGATGATTTGCGATGGTTTAAAGCGTGTACTGATGGGCAAACCGTTATTATGGGGCGTCATACTTGGGAAAGTTTACCTGCTTCACTTAAACCATTGCCGAATCGTTTAAACGTAATCGTTACTACAAACAAACTGAGTGAGGAATCTTTTGGTTCTGTTGTAGTAACTATGGAACAATTAATCTCGATCCTTCCGAGCGGATCAAATCACGAATTGCCACCACAAGATATCTGGATTATTGGTGGTGCACAGTTAATTAATAGCATGCTATTTTATATTGATGAACTTTGGCTCAATCGCGTAGGTGGATTTTACGATTGTGATGTTCATTTGCCAAGGGCACAAATTGAAAAAATGTTTTATCCAGCTGATATTGATGATAAAGACTTTGGAACAATTACAAAATGGAAGAAAAATAATGTTTGATTATGAAAGACTACTACGTGTCATTATGGAATCAGGTAAAGATGTAGATGATCGTACTGGAACTGGTACACGTTCTATTTTTGGCCATCAAATGCGGTTTAATTTGCAAGATGGTTTTCCTGCAGTAACTACAAAGAAACTTGCGTGGAAATCAGTTGTTGGAGAACTACTGTGGTTCCTTGAAGGTAGTACTGACGAACGCCGTTTAGCTGAACTTACGTACGGTAAAAGTACTTTAGAGTTGCAAGGCAAGAAAACTATTTGGACTGATAACGCAGATAACCAAGGCAAAGAACTTGGCCATTATAATTCATTTGTACGTAAAGAACTTGGGCCAGTTTATGGTCATCAGTGGAGATCATTCGGTAAAATTGGTGAGTACTTCCCTGGAATTCCTGAGAGTGTTGATCAAATCAAATGGTTAATTAACGAGATTAAAACTAATCCAAATAGTCGTAGATTGATTTTAAGTGCATGGAATCCTAACCAAACAGATAAAATGGCGCTTCCACCTTGCCACGTTATGAGTCAATTCAGAGTGTATGATGGAGAATTGAGTTGTTCACTATATCAACGAAGCGCAGATGCTTTTCTTGGTGTACCGTTTAATATCGCGTCATATGCTTTGCTTACTCATATCATAGCACGAGAGTGTGGTTTAGAGGTAGGCGAGCTGGTTCATAGCATTGGTGATGCTCATATTTACAATAATCATATTGAGCAAGTAAACGAACAGCTGTCGCGAGCTCCATACCCAGCGCCAGAACTGAGTATTAGTAAATCATTCAAGTTATCATTGCAAGACGATTATCCTCTTGATTCAGCAAGTAAATTTGTATTGACAAAATACTTGCATCATGATACAATTAAAGCATCAATGGCAATATAAATAAAGAACCAGATATAGATATATTATAAGGAAAGATTATGATTCAAGTTACAAAACGTGATGGAACAAAGGAACCTTTGAATGTTGAAAAACTTCATAAAGTTGTATTCCATGCGTGTGAAGGTATTACTGGTGTTAGCCCATCTGAAATAGAAATTCAAAGTCAAATCCAGTTTTACAATGGAATGCAGACTTCTGAAATCCAGGAAACACTAATTAAAGCAGCAGCTGATCTTATTAACGAAGACACTCCAAACTATCAGTTTGTTGGTGGTCGCCTGATTAACTACGCGTTACGTAAAGAAGTATATGATGGCTACGAACCTATTCACGTACACGATTTAGTGATTCAAAATACTACTCGTGGATTCTATGATCCTGAACTAAGTATGTACTATTCTTCTGATGAGTGGGATAAGATCAATGGTTTCGTTAAGCACGAACGAGATGAAAACCTAACCTATGTAGCAATGGAGCAATTGCGTGGCAAGTATCTGGTTCAAAACCGTGTTAGTGGTGAGATCTTTGAAACACCCCAGATGTGTTATATTCTTATCGCAGCTACACTGTTCCACAACTATCCAGTAGAAACTAGGTTGCAATATGTAAAGGATTATTACGATGCTATTTCTCTACACGACATTAGTTTGCCTACTCCTGTTATGGCTGGTGTGCGTACGCCTCAACGTCAATTCAGTAGCTGTGTTCTTATTGAAACTGGCGATTCTCTCGACAGCATTAGTGCTACTGCATCTGCCGTTGTAAAATACGTAAGCCAAAAAGCTGGTATTGGTATCGGTGCTGGTGCAATCCGTGCCGTTGGTACTCCTATCCGTAAAGGCGATGCTTATCACACTGGTGTTATTCCTTTCTATAAACACTTCCAATCTGCAATTAAATCTTGTTCGCAAGGTGGTGTTCGTGGTGGGGCTGGTACAATTTATTATCCTATCTGGCACTTTGAAGCAGAAGATCTTCTTGTATTGAAAAACAATAAAGGTACTGAAGATAATCGTGTTCGTCATATGGATTACGGTGTACAGTTTAATAAGTTGATGTATGAACGCCTAATCACTGGCGGTGATATCACTCTGTTTTCACCAAGCGATGTCCCAGGCTTATACGATGCGTTCTATGCAGACCAAGACAAGTTTAAAGAACTATACGAACGTGCAGAACGAAATACAAAACTACGTAAGAAAACAATCAAAGCTGCAGCGTTGTTTAGTTCCTTTATGGATGAGCGCAAAAACACTGGTCGTATCTATCTGCAAAACGTAGATAATGCAAACGATCATGGTTCATTCTTGCCAGAACTTGCTCCTATTCGTCAAAGTAACTTGTGCGCAGAAATTACATTGCCAACTAAGCCTCTGAACGATATTAATGATACTGAAGGTGAAATTAGTCTATGTACTCTTTCAGCTATTAACTGGGGTAATATTAAAACTCCTGCTGATTTTGAGAAGTGTTGTAACCTTGCAGTTCGCGGATTGGACGCGCTATTAAGCTATCAAAACTACCCTGTAATTGCTGCAGAACTGTCGACTATGAAGCGTAGACCTATTGGAGTGGGCATTATTAACTTTGCCTATTGGATTGCTAAGCATGATTTAAGCTATCAAGATATCACTCCAGAGGGCTTAGAACTCATTGATGAATACGCAGAAGCGTGGTCATACTATCTTATTAAAGCTTCAGCAGATCTTGCTATTGAGTTTGGTAGCATTTCAGGTGCTGATGAAACTAAATACGGGCAAGGCATTACTCCTAACCAAACCTACAAAAAAGATCTTAACGAATTGGTTAAGCACAAAGAACGTATGGATTGGAAGGGTCTACGCAAGCAGCTTAAGGCTACTGGTATTCGTAACTCTACACTAATGGCTCTTATGCCATCTGAGACATCAGCACAAATTGCAAACGCTACTAATGGTATTGAACCACCGCGTTCGCTTATCTCAGTAAAGCAATCAAAGCACGGTGTTCTTAAGCAAGTAGTTCCAGAGTATCGTCGATTAAAGAATAAATATGATTTACTATGGGATCAAAAGTCTCCTGAAGGTTATTTAAAGATTATGGCAGTATTGCAGAAGTATATCGATCAAGGTATCTCAGTTAATACAAGTTACAATCCAGTATTCTTTGAAGATGAAAAGATTCCAATGAGTGTTCTTCTGCAGCACTTGTTAATGTTCT